GCCACTTGGGGTTATAGGATTAGCATTTAAAGCTTTAAAAGGAACTTTAGGTATTGCTGCCACCGCTGCCGCTACAGGCGCTAGTGGTGCTGCAAAATTGGGAAGTGCCGCCGCTGCCGCTGCCGCTGCCGCTACTACAACCAAAACACCTCCTGCTGCCACCACAACGGACAAACCAAGAAAGTTTAAAGTAGATAAGGCAGGCAATTATACTAGTCTTAAAACGGGTAAACCACTTACAGGTGCTGCACTTAAAACTGCACAAGCAACCACGGCGGCAGATGCTGCGGCAGTGGCCAAGAAATTTCCACGGTTTGGTGCATTGAGTAAATTTGCAACCAAAATACCAGTACTAGGTGGCCTTATCAGTGCCGGTCTAATTGCCAATGTATTAATGGGTGACGGCTCTAAAGATGATAAGATAAAAGGTGTCTCTGGTATATTGGGTGGTATCGGAGGCGCAGGCCTTGGTGCGTTGGTTGGTTCATTGGTCGCACCTGGACTTGGAACAATTGCTGGAGCAATAATAGGTGGTTTGTCTGGTGATATGCTTGCAACAAGCCTGGCTGAATGGTTATTGGGTGGAAAATCCGATACATTAAAATCAGCGGCAAAATCACATGAATTGGCAACAACACCTAATGTGAGAATGGATGCTACATCAGATCCAAGATCAACAACATATACTCCAAAACCTGCACGACCAATGAACGCTGAGGTGCTAGGTACTTTAACTGCTGAACAATCACAGGTTGAAGCAATGCGCCGTAATGGTCGTGGTGGTTCTGCACCAATTGTGATCCAGGATAACAGTGTAAGGTCAAGTAGCAATAATAGTGCTCTTGCACTACCACCAGCATCATCCGTTGATACTAGGTATAACAACCATTCGGGTTATATTAGATAAAACTAAAAAGGGTCCCGAAGGACCCTTTACTATTTTGGGTGATAAGGTATAGTTACCTCAGCTATGCTCAAGCGGCAATAGCAAATAACTCGTCGTTTGCAGTTATTGGATTTTGCTTGATTTACAGTCATCGCCTACTGTGCTGTCCACTCCGTTACTCTTTGCCCTGTCGAAACCTGTACACCCCCATCAAAAGTAGACTCAAGGGTGACACCTCACCCAAGGATAAATATCAGAGTCCAATTATCACTGACAGCCTTTCTAGGTATGTAACACATGGTCTAGAATCTGTTACACTGCCTATCTGTCTCTAGTCTACTTTTGGTGGAGCACCACCATCAAAAACACACTGGTGGATTCGAACCACTCAGTATCGGCATCAGATACCCTTACCACCCATCGTGCCCTTTGGCTCAGTGTGTTTATGGTGGAGGTGGGGGGAATCGAACCCCCGTCCAGAACACCTTTCTCTTTGCTTCTTACAGCAATAATATCAATCGTCTTGTGCCAATTTGGCAAAATAACTCATAGTATCGTCATCGTCTGCACTCACATCGGCAGCGGCAACTGGTTCCTTAAATGTTGGAGCAGGCGCAGGTGTATTCATCATACGCTCCTCTTGAATTGAAGGTGAACCGGTTTCAGCAACCTGACCCAATACTCGTTGCAATTTTACTTGCAGTTCTGAGTATGATTTATAGTTCGCTGGGTCCAAGAACTCTTGCAATGGATGCATTTGGCCATAAATGGCTTCAAGTTTAGAATCATCATCAGACAGGGGTGCTGGAGATGAGAACTCTGACTTGTCGTAGTTACGGTAACCCTCAACCTGACGAATCTTTAATTTAAAGTCAGCGCCTTCCCAGAAATCAAATGGGTTGACTGCCTTTTCATCTTGAAACGCTGGTTGCATTACATCCATAATTTTATCGAAGATCTTTTTACCAAACTTAAAGAGCATTACTTTGCCCTCGTTGTCCGGATTGCTAGGATCACTTACAATGTATGCATTAACGACATAGTGTAGGCGACGCTTTTGAGCACGTGCAACTTCCTTATCGGATTCAATACCAGAGTTCCATAGTTTAGAGTTTAACTCACCAACAGGGTCGGCCTGGCCGATTGATGTGAGACTATTCTCAATATACCATTGACCCGTAGGACCTTTGAATCCATGATCCCAGTAACGAACCCAAGGCAAATCCTCACCACCTGCTGGGGGCAAGAAACGAAGTACGGCGTAACCGTTACCTGCCTTATCAACTGTTGGTTTCCAGAGCCGAGTGTCCTCGTAGGATTTTTTCTCACCACCACCAGCACCACCACCGACTTTTTCGGCTGCGTTGATGAGTTTAGAGATTTGGTCGCGATTGCGCTTAAGATTTTCAAATGACATTGTATTTTTCCTTTGTATAAACTGAAGTGTAAATTGAAATATAATTATACCACATTTTTCGGATGTTGTACACTATTATATATCATCAAACGGAAGTGTATTTTGCTTGGGCAAATAATTTAATTCCCTCGCCTCTACTTCCAACTTATCACGGATAGCTGTGGAGACATATTTCTTTATTTCCTCAATGTCAATAAAGTTTTTC